CTCATTTTTATTGTTTAAATTAGCATCATCTGTCACCAAAGTATCTAATTTAGTGTCAATTTCATTTAATTGTAATTTCGTAACAGAATTATTATGCGTCTCTGTTTCTTGTGTTAAATTTAGTGTAAAAACCTTAAGGTCGTCATTGCTAGAGGCAGTGTCCTCATCAATATCTGCGTAATTGTTGGAATCAACTATGCCTAAATCTACGTCAGCCGAAATGGCGAGATGACCATCATCATCATCGCTTGAATCATTAAAATCTTCGTCTTGATATTCATCGTCATCTTCATATTCATCGTCATCATCCTCATCATCCTCATCATCCTCATCATCCTCATCATCATCTTCATAATCGCCATCAGATACTTCAATTAATGTGTTCTCTGGATTAAAAGGGACAGTTTTAGTTTCTAAAGGTTGTGTTAAATTAGATGGCGGATTTCCGCCAATTGTTCTATTAAATTCCGCTAATTGGTTTAAACCCATTTTTACTCCATTCATATCTTCTGCTAAAGTTGAAACAAGACTTAACATTGAAGCAATTTTATGATTTTGGTCTCTTAATTTACTTTCAAAATAAGCAACAAGAACCGCAACAACAAGTACCAATATTCCTAAAAACATCAAAAAAGTTGGATTAAATAAATCTACAAGACCTGCCATTTATATTACAAAAACACAATATAAATTAATCAAATTACTAACGAATTTAAGAACCCTTAATAGTATTATCAATTATTTCCTTAGGATAATTCATATCTGTTAATACGTTAATGCCACCTTTAATTTCAGAAATGCCAGATTCCAATTTATATTTGTATATTAATTTATTGTTAATTTTGTGTGTCACCATTTTACAGTTGTGTATTCCTTTAATGTTATTAAGTTTTTTGCATACTTTTACAAAATGTGTTGTTAATAATGTTGATACATTTTTGTATTTCTGTAAATATAACATAAATGATGCTGCGCTTGTTTGCGCTTCGTCAGGATTTGTACCAGAATATATTTCATCAAAAGCGCAAAAATGAGTATCTGTTTTATTGTCACTGATAACGTCTAATATTTCCTTACATCTCCGTGCTTCAGCTTGAAATAAACTATCTCGTCCAGATGTATCTGGTATGTTTAAATAACAATGTAAGTGCTTAAATGGTGCGAATTTAGCTGAATCATAAAATCCACACCCGAATTGTTGAGTAAATATAATGTTAATTAATGTTGATTTCAAAATAGTGGTTTTACCTGACGCGTTTGGTCCAGTTATGATGTGATTTTTATTAAATTTAATTGTATTTTTTACGGGATTATCATCTTTTAAACAAGGATAATAACTATTACGAAATGTCCCCTTTTTTGTATTTGTAATAAATGTAGCAAAATTAATTTTTCTCTCTATAATGTTAATTTGTAATCCTTCTATACAGTCAATATAACCATTAAACCCCAACGAATACATAATAGCATCTTCGTATTCTTTTTCGATATGTAATTCGTAAAAGTATTTTAAAACCTGTCCGATTTCTTTGAATTTTCCTATATTATATATATTGTACTCCGTTATAGATTTTAATTTTGAATTAATGTTTTGAAGCGTTGTAATTTTGGCGAGAAGATTATTATTAAAGCCTTCGTGTGTGACTAATTCTTTTGAATATTCATAATAATTTTCCATTGAATGTATTGTATTATCTAAGTATGAATTGATAGTTTTAAAGTGTTGATGAATGATTTTCATATTATTATTAAATCTAACGCATACCATAATGTTTTGATAAATTGAAAATACATAAAAAGCGGCAGATATTAATATGTATATTCTCTCTTGATTATTTATTTCAGAAAAATTTACTGTGAAAAGTTTTCCTATTGCGTTTGATTGTGCGACCGTTTTGAGGACATTTATATATTCCCCGACATCAAGCGGCATTCCTTTCATTTTCAAAATAAAAAAGGGTATGATTAGTATTATTATAGGAACCATTAGAGAGAAAATTGGTGATAATAAATTATACAAACTAAGTATTTGTAAAAATGCCTCTGATTTATTTAAAAATTCAATGATTTCCCAATCTATATAATAATATTTCTCTTTGAACCCAGCTTCAGTCTTTAATTCATTCCATATTTCAATAATATTATTATAGTTTGGTGATATTTTTGTATAACGAGTTTTAGGTTGAACGTAATTTTTAATAAGGGTTTGATTGTCTTTTAAGAAATCAATATCTGTTGTATAATAATTAATCATTTGTTCTGTTATTTTTTTTGAGACATCATTGTCAGTGTTTAAATAATACGAATACATTGGGTTAGAAGAACAATCAACTGTGTTAATTAATTCTAAATCAGTTGAAATGATTTTTTTTAATGAGTGTTTCTCTTTAATATAAGATATAGGCATTTTAAAATAATCGTTAATTTTAAAAACTACGTTGTTATCTTGATTTGTCATTATATTTAAATTTATAATAGAAATATAATGATAAATTTTTACGAATGGTATTATTTACCAATTAAGAAATCAAGATTTGCTGGCATTTCGGTAATTTGTGTTTGATAATATTCTTCGATTTCCTTTAATTTATCTACATCGCGTCTTGTAATAAGGTTGATTCCTACACCTTTTCTACCCCAACGTCCAGAACGTCCAATTCTGTGAAGATATGTGTTTACGCATTTAGGTATATCAAAGTTGACAACAATGCTAACCTGTTGAATATCAATGCCTCTTGCGGTAACATTTGAAGAAATTAATACTCTTGTGCGTCCAACTCTAAAATCATCAAAAGATTTTTCTCGTTCTCCTCTCTCCATTCCACTGTGAATTCTACATACAGAAAAATCATCTTCCTTCATTGCTTCATATAAATCCTGAACACGTTTAACACTGTTACAATATATAATGCTTGAACTGATAGAAATCAAACCATACAAATCCTTTAATGTTGCGTATTTTTGTCTGTCGTCTTCAACAGCAATATAATGCTGTGTAATTCCTTCCAATGTTAGCATTTCGCGTTTAACACTAATTCTAACAGGATTTCTCATAATTTTATCAATAATAGAATTAATGCTATCCGGAAGTGTTGCACTTACTAATGCTACTTGAATAGTACTGTTGAAATATTGAAATATATTATAGACTTGGTCTTTAAACCCGGAAGACAACACTTCGTCGGCTTCGTCAAGAATGACAAGTTTAATATTTTTACACGATATTCTACTACGACGCATCATATCAAATACCTTGCCGGGACAACCACAAATAATGTGAGGTGTTTCTTTATTTGAAAATGCGTTCCCCTCTTCAAAATGCGCCCCCCCATATAGCGTTTTTATACGCAATCCATTCATCATACTTCCTAACCCTGTAAAAACCTTTGCAGTTTGAATGGTTAGTTCTTTTGTGGGGGATAAAACTAAAACTTGAGTATCATTAAGGGTTAAATCAATATTTGCTAATGACCCAATAGCAAAAGTTGCGGTTTTACCGGTTCCCGAATGTGCCTGGATAACAATGTCGCGACCCATTATTAAAGGTTTAATTGCTTGTTGTTGAATTGAACTTGGTTTTTCAAATCCATAACCATAAATTCCTCTCAACAGCGAAGTTTCTATATCTAACTCGTTCCAAGCTGTAAAATTAAATGAAGGATCTATTTCCCCTTCATTCACTACTACATCGTCAGCATCTGTTTTTGACATTTATATAATACATTGAAATAATCTATTTAAGTGAATTTAAAAATATTATATAAAAAAATTGATATAAATAATATACAACATATTATAATACATAACAAAATGGCAAAAACAATGAGACACATTTATACTCTTGAAAAAATCAATGAAATTCTATATCAGGGTTTCGAATATAAATTGCCGGAAAAAACTCTTGAAATTATTTCTAATTTATCATCACAAGTAGGTGCACCCGATTACATTAAAACGCCTGTGTTTAATAAGAGAGAAAATCCATTGAAAATGGAACCAACCTTGAATAGTAAGATTTCTTCTGTGGGTGTAAATAAAAAGCGACGTGGCAAAGCTAATGAAATTGCAACGAACGAAGATTGGGAACAATTGAGGACATTTCAGACTACTAAACTTGAAGAAAAATCAGGTGTTGATAATAAAATTGATAATATTCGTGTAAATTTGAACAAAATGTCTGATAAAAATTATATTGATATGCGTAATAAAATTATTGACATTATCGACAATCTAATAACAGAAAATATTTCACACGAAGATATGACTCGTGTAAGTTCTAACATATTCGATATAGCATCAACAAATAGATTTTATTCTAAAATGTATGCTGACTTGTATTCTGAATTGTCAAATAAGTATGTTCCTTTTAAAAGCACTTTTGAAAATAACGTGAATAAATTTGTAGATTTGTTTAATGTTATTGAATATGTGGACCCTAAGGAAAATTATGATAAATTCTGCGAAATTAATAAGATGAACGAAAAGAGAAAATCGTTAGCATCCTTCTATTTGAATTTGATGATTAATGGAATCATTGATAAACAACAAATAATAACTATCACACGTAACATTTTGGAACAAATTTACACATACATTTCTATAGAAGATAAAAAGAATGAGGTAGACGAACTATCAGAAACAATTGCAATTTTATATAAAAAGGACATTTATGAAGATGGAGAATATGAAAAAATAGATGGTTATAAAATTAGCGAAATTGTGAATAAAATGGCTACTTGTAAAGTAAAGGACTATAAGAGTCTAACTCTTAAATCTCAATTTAAATTTATGGATTTGGTTGGGATGTAAATAACATTCAAAACTTTTATTTTTTTATCAATATTATTTACAACCTGAAATAGATAAAAATTATAATTTAAATACAAATTATTTTATTTAATTAATGTTAAAAGAATCTAAGAATACAATTTCTTATTATTTCGAAGAGATTGAAAGAGATAAACCTGGAGAATATGATGAAATAAATTTGGAAAAATTTATTGATGAAATTGAAAAAGATGAAATAACTGAAAAATTTTTAACTATTCCAACAATGACATATTATACTGAAAATTTAACAGTTAAAGAATTGTTGCTAATTTGTGAGTATTATGGTTTCTCTAAAGAAATGAAATCACAAAAGTACAATAAGAAACAAATAATTGAAAAAATAGTTTCATTTGAATCAGTTGCTGACAATTATAATATTGTAACAAAAAGGCAGAATAATTGGTTTTATATGAATGAACTAAAAAACGATAAATTTATGAAAAAATTTTTGTTATGGTAAATATATAATATTTTATTTATATTAAATATAAAATATTATAATAAACTATAAATGGTATTATCGAAAATAAATATTGATGTAAGTTATCCAGAACTAAAAAGTGTAGATTCTGGAGATTTGAAATCTGAAGCAAATTTATATCAGTTAGAAATAAAGGAAATTGATGTAATTGTCGCAATTGGAAAGGCAAAAAATACTTTTGAAGATAAAAATGTGCTATATTTCCCGATTTATTTAGTTAAACATAACAATAAGGTTGTTCAAATTGGTGTTTATGAAATAAAAGCATCAGAACATTTAAATAACTTGGATGAGTATAATAATCTCGATGTAGAAAAAATGGAAGAACCGTTGATATATTCTTTTGCCACTAAGGAATACATAAACAAACTTCATTTAAAACCAGATGTTCCTCTTAGAAGAGTAAAGGGTGCTGAAAAGGAAGATGGTGAAATTAGTGATTCTGATTCTGATTCTGATTCTGAAGAAGAAGAAGAATATGAAGAAGCAGAACATTATGAAATACCCAAAGAGAGAGAAGACATTTTTATAATTACTAAGAACATTCCATTGCCGCCATTATTGCGAGAAGAAACGAAAAAACAAGCAAAGGATTATAGAGAGAAATATCACGAAAAACAATCTGATTTATGGATTGAAAAATTTATGAAAAACAATAATTATAATATTCAAGACAATGAAGGTGGTGGAGATTGTTTATTTTCCACAGTCAGAGATGCGTTCTCAAGTATAGCTCAACAAACAACGGTAGCCAAGATAAGAAAAAAATTATCAAATGAAGCAACAGAAGATGTTTTTTTTAATTATAAAGAACAATATGATATGTATAAAGCTACATTAATTAAGGATACTAATGAAATTAAAGATTTAGAAGCACAATATACGTTATTAACACAAAGATTTGCAGAAATTATTGATAGAAATGAACAAAAAATCGTTTCAAGTGAGGCAAAAAAAGTAAAAGAAAAACACGACCAACTTGTTAAAGAGAAAAAGGTCACTCTTCAAATATTACACGAGTTTAAATTTATGAAAGGAATAGATACATTAGATTTATTTAAAAACAAAATAAAAAAATGTGATTTTTGGGCGGATACTTGGGCTATATCTACATTAGAACGCATTATGAATATTAAATTTATTATTATGTCGAGTGAATTATACGAAGATGGTGATATTAAAAATGTATTACAATGTGGACACTTAGACGACCCTATATTAGAACAACAAGGTAGATTTACTCCTGAATTTTATATTATTATTGAACACACAGGTAACCATTATAAGCTTATTGGTTATAAGAAAAAGATGATTTTTAAATTTACAGAAATACCATATGATATTAAAAAAATGGTTACAGATAAGTGTATGGAACAAAACGCGGGTATATTTTCAATTATTCCTGATTTCCAAAAATTTAAAGCTTCAACAACCAAAGATGTTATAAAGGAAGCTGTATATGAAGATATATCTGAAAGCAAACTAAGAGGTTTGTATAATGATGATATTGTTTTCCAATTTTATTCAAAATCTGTTGGAAAACCACTTCCAGGAAAGGGGGTTGGAGAGAAAATTCCGGGCGAAAGAATGAAGGAATTCTCTGAATTAGCTACTATACCTGATTGGCGAAAAAAATTATCAAACTTTTGGATACAATCATTTACACTAGATAATCATCAATGGTCTTCAGTTGAACACTATTATCAAGGTTCAAAATTTAAAAAAACACACTCTGATTTTTATTTAAGTTTCTCTCTTGATTCTGGAACAGAATTATCGAAAGACCCTGTTATGGCTAAGGCAGCTGGTGGTAAAACAGGTAAATTTAAAGGCGAACTATTAAGACCACGTGAAGTAAAAATGGATTCAGACTTTAATGGAAAAAGAAAATCGAGAGAATTGTATAATGCTCAATTTGCCAAATTTACACAGAACGAAGATTTAAAAAAATTATTGTTGTCCACAGGAGAAGCAAAATTAAATCATTTCTCTAGAGGTTCGGAACCACAAGTGTTTGATGAACTTATGTTGGTTCGTGATAAAATCAAACGTTCTGAAATATAAATATTTATAAGGATAAATAAATAATTTATTTTTAAATTTGTAAATTATTTATTTTTTTGAAAAGAATGATTTAAAACATCCTTTTAATTTAATTGATTTCGAAAAACTTAATAATCCTGTACACGAATCAATTAATGTATAAATTTGTTCCAAAAACAAATCTGTTTTTTCTTCGTCGACTTTAATTCTTCTCTCTTTCACTAAGAAATAAACCATAATTTTTAAAAGGTCAGCACACATAACCGTTATAGAATCACCAGTAAGTTTTTTATCCTTTATATTGTAAATTGTTTCATAAAGTTTTTGAATTATTGATATTAATTCAGGCAAATCTTTTGAGTCAATTTTGCCATCCTTAATTACCTCTAATAATATTTCTTCAATGTCATTTAAAAATGTGGGTTTTAAATTTATGATCTTGCATAATGTATCTATGGTTGTTTTGCTTAAAACAATGTTGAAATCATTTTTTGTATTAATAAATTCTAAAAATAACTCAGCAAGTGGTTTAATAATATAATTAGATTTAATAGGTTCTTCTTCTTTAATAGGTTCTTTTTCCTTAATTGGTTCTTCCATTAATTCTTCATTAATATTTAAAACAGTGCTTTCTGTTGAACTTACGGGATTTTCAATTTCTTCTTTAATTCTCTCCATTTACTATAAATAAATATAATATTTATTGTTTTACGACACAATTGCTTCCTTGTGGATTTATTTTCGGAGTATTATTATTTGGACAACAACCATATCTTGTTCCTGCGCAACCACCAATTGGTGTGGGACCTGTCACACGAGGTGGAATATATTGAGAAGGATAATATCCTGGTCCTGGGTTATATCCTGGACAATTTGTTCCATAAAAATTTACTTTAGAATCAACACCGTTAGGGCAACAACCGAAAGCAGTTTGAGAACACGAAGCGTTTGTGGATGAACTAGTAGACGAAGAATTGGTTGATATAATTGTTATATGATTCAAAATGATTAAAATACAAAGAATAATTCCTAAAACTATAATCAATGTTTTATCCATATATATTACATTAACAAAATTAAACTAAATTATTAAAAATTAATACAGTTGCAATAACAATAAATACTATTCCACATAAAATAAATAAAACATTCATTTTATAAAATAAAGAAAAAAAAGATATTTATTAAATTATAAAATAATATAGTATATGAAGTTAACCAAAAATAGTAAAGAGCTTATGTTATTTTTTACAGACTATAAACACGTAAATAATACTAGACAAAATAAACGAACTGATGACATAATAATTGAATTTTACAAGGACATTTTAAATTCTTACAATTATTTAAAAACATTGAAAAAAAATGGTAAATATTTTAATGTTACAACAAAAAAAATTGTAACACCTACACAAATATCTTGGCCAAAGATATTCAGTTCAAATAGTTTTCCTGAAGCAGTGCGAAAACATATTGATGAAACAACTATGACCGAATTAACATACCATTTTTCTCTCTATGGTAGAAATATAAAGATACATTTCATAGTTGAATGTGATAATGTAGAGTTAAAAATTGACATTTACAATAAATATATTGATTCCATTCTTATGTGGTTACACATAATAAACAAACATTCTTCAAAACAGTGCGCGAATACATTGGTAGTATATTTTTACTTTACTTCTCTCGAAAAAAAACTACCAAGTTCAAATATTTATATTCTTGACCAAATTCACGTGAATACCGCTTTTACAACTACGTGTCCTAAAGATTCAGAAATAGTAATATTTAGAAAAGAAGAATGGTTTAAGGTTTTTGTTCATGAAACATTTCATAATTTTGGTTTGGATTTTTCAGATATGAATAATAATGAGCCACATAATTTTATTTTAGATATATTTAAGGTAAAATCTGATGTCAACTTATTTGAATCATATACAGAATTTTGGGCTCAAATATCAAATGCGTTGTTTTGTAGTTTTATTTCACTAAAAAATAAGAATGATATTGACGAATTTCTCTCTAATGCGGAGTTTTTTATTAATTTTGAAAAAACATTTAGCTTTTTTCAACTGGTGAAAAGTCTTGATTTTATGGGTTTAACATACCAAGATTTATATTTAGAAACGGAAAAAAGTAGGCTAATTAGATTAAACTTATATAAGGAAAGAACAAACGTGCTTGCCTATTATGTTTTAAAAACGGTATTGATAAATAATTATCAAGGATTTTTGTCGTGGTGTAAAAATTACAATGTTTCTCTCTTACAGTTTAAGAAAACTTCTCAAAATCAATTAGAGTTTTGTGAGTTTATAAAAAAAAATTACAAAAGTGCAAGCATGTTGAAACACATAAAAGATACAAGTGAGTTTTATAAAAAACTACATAAAAAGAGTAAAAAAAAAAATTTATCATACATTTTGACAACTTTACGTATGAGTATATGTGAATTAGGCTAATTTACACATTTTGAAATGTTTTTTACAATATCTCTCGCCTGACAAGCAAGTTGTTTGACAAAATTTATTATTTTTATTGAGTTTTTCACATAAATATCTATAGCAGCCATTTCCTGTAGATTTTTTATTATATTTCCACGCTTTACTCGCACCATCAAAGTCAATGTCGACGGCGTATAATGCCGAGTTTTCGTATTTTGTTTGACTTCTTGTCTTCATTTATGATTCGTTTGTTAATAATATTAACAAGGAAAACTCAATCATTTTTTCTATAAATATAAGCAAAAGACGCGATGATTTATAGAAAAAAATGAGATAAATAATTAATATTAAAGAATTCGTATATAAGAGAAATGGAAAACAACACTGAAGTGAAAATTGATACAAATGAAATCTTGGATATTTCAAACCAAGTTATTAGACAGATTATTGAAGAAGTTGAAATAAAATCAAAAATAAAAATAGTTAAAAAGGTTTTAACCGAAGATTTAGGTAAGATTTTCGAGAAGGCAATTTGTGAATTGTATGAAATTGATTATGATGGTAAATACAAGTATAGTATGGAAGAAGCTAATAAAATAAAAGATAAATTGTCTAAACTAAAGAAAGCATTTCCGTTTGAATTAAAACATATTGCTAAAAATGGTAATAAATATGATTATGTATGTGCTGACAATGATAACATACATTTAAGTGCAAAAACATCAAAAAAGGATGGCAAGGTTTGTCCGCAAGTTATAGGACAACCGTCAAAAAAAAAATTTTGTGAATTTTTTGAAATTGATTTAGACTATAATTTAGAAGAAATTAAGGATTACATTCAAACAAACGTGAAGACGCTGTTAAAAATATACGCATTAAACACGTTTGATTGCCCTATTGTATATTATAATAAATATAAAAATATGTTATTGTTGGTTAAGATAAAAGAATATATAAACTGGGAAAACTATGAAATATTCTTTAGTCATATAAAAAAAAATAAAAAATGGAATGAAAGTTCTACTATTATTATTAACAACATTTCAATAGGTGAATTTCAAATACATAATCATCGCGATTGTATAAAATTTCGTTGGTCATTTGAAAAGCTATTAAATTTATTTAAGGATAATTTTGAAATTATAGATTTATCATTATAAAATTTCTATTGTTTTGTTAAAATATTCTTCTGATATTTCACAACCCTTAAAATTACGATTTGTTTTTTTACAAGCGATGGCAGTAGTCCCCGAACCTAAAAACGTATCTAATACAGTATCATTTTCGTTTGAATGTTTTTTAATTAGTTCTTCAAATAAAAGCAAACTTTTTTGTGTAGGATGAAATCTATTTTTGCCACCTTGTAATGGATACATATATATGCCGTTATCATATGAACTATTGAATGTTGGGTTACCATTTTTTACACCGATTAATGCTATTTCTCTACAATTTGTCAGGTAATTTACCTTACTATTTCTCGGTTGTGGATTAGTTTTAATCCATTCGATAAGACGAATTTGCTTAAATTTATATTTTTCTAATAAAGATTTTAAGTCTGTTATTTTCCATAAATCAAAGAACATTATTAATGTTCCGCCCTTTTTTAATTTTTTATAATATTCACTTATAAATTGTTCCAGGGTTTCCATAGTGAAATCACTATCCCAATCACCGTAATCAGTTTTTACACAATATTTTTTTCCATATATTGAACCGTATTTTATATAATTCTCTTTTTTTGAGTCATCTTCTATTCCATTTAAAATTTTATATTCTTCCCATTCATCTTGGGTTTTTACTTGTGTAACATTATTTTCTTCATTGTATTTAACGTTATTATAATGTTCATTCATACCACTCTCTTTTGATATTATATATGGTGGGTCTGTCAATATTAAATCAATGCTATTATTATTGATAGTTTTTAAATATTCCATACCATTCATATTTTTAATATCTATTATTGTTTCAATATTTTTATCAACAGGTATGTTATCGCCAGGTATGTTATCAACAGGTTTATTATCAAGAGGTATATTATCCAGAGGTATATTATCCAGAGTTATGTTATCACCAGGTGTATTATCCAGAGTTATGTTATCAACAGGTGTATTATGCAATAACGTAATTAATTCTGTTTTTTTCTTGAGATGACAATTTTTAATTCCAACTTTCTGACACATCTCTAAAAGTTCTGTTTTTGACAATTTGGTTAAATCCATTTCTTCAATGTTGTTGTTTTTCTTATTACTCATTTATTTAACTCATTTTTTTATTAATTAATAGGTAATATTTTGTTCGGTTAAGAATATAGTAAAAAACTGTATTTTTGTCTTCTTTACTTGACAGAATGTATTGCGTTCAAGAGGTTGTATTTTAATTTAGGATGAATAAAAATTGAATGAAAAAATAAAAATATACTCGCTTCATAAAATACTAAAATGGGAATTAAACATCTAAACCGTTTCTTTAAGGAGAACGCACACGAATCTACGAAATTCATAACTCTGTCAGAGTTGTCTGGCAAAAAAATAGCAGTAGACATTAGCATTTACATTTATAAATACGCGACAGATGGTACATTAGTTGAAAATATATATTTGATGCTCGCGTTGTTTCGACATTACAACGTAATACCTATATTTGTGTTTGACGGCAAACCACCTATTGAAAAAAAAGAACTTCTCGCCAAACGCCGTAAAGATAAAAAAGAAGCAGAAGATGAATATAACAGACTAAAATATGAGTTAACAAATAATGCAACAATAGATCAAGATGAAAGACAAGATATAATTAATAATATGGATATGTTAAAAAGCCAATTTGTACATATTAATAAAAATGATATTGAGAATATAAAGCAACTAATTAAATCGTATGGTGCCAGTTATTATGTTGCTGAAGGTGAAGCAGATGTATTATGTGCTCTTTTAACTATAAAGGGAAATGTATGGGCGTGTTTAAGCGAAGATATGGATATGTTTGTTTATGGGTGTCCGCGAGTTATAAGATATATTAGTTTATTGAATCATACGGCTGTTATTTATGATATGAAAGGAATTCTTGAAAATTTGGGTATATCTCAAAAAGAATTGAGAGAAATTTGTGTATTGTCAGGTACAGATTTTTCAAATACCAAAAACGAACAACACGCTACATTGCATACAACACTAAAGTATTTTAAAAAATTTCGTAAAAAGGCAAATAATAAAAACGACTTTTATAGTTGGTTAATTGAAAATACGAACTACATCGCAGATATAGAACATCTTAAAAATATTTATAAAATGTTTGATTTAAATAGCGAAGATCATAATCTTAATGATTATAAAAATATAGAGGTTACTAATGGGACAATAATGAAGGGAGTTCTTAAACAAATTTTAAAAACAGACGGATTTATATTTCTAAATAATTAAAATAATATATAATTTTTTTATTTAAAATGATTTTTATAATTAAATAATGCTTGATTTATATAATTATAAATATGATAGACAGACATTGAAAGACAATATATATTCTGTAAAGCTTATAGACATTGTTAAAACGCAAACAATTGATGTTGATTTTGTGGTTCGATATATTTTAAACGAGAAATATCAACTCCACGAGGATGATTGTGTAACATTTGAAGATATCTTGAAATATCAACCACAAATAAAATACAAAGATCTTCAAGATGCTTTTTTTTATTTAGATAGTGATGAAGATAGCATTGATGATTTTGAAACAGTTTCTAAATAAAAACACTTGCGTCTATATTTTCAAAAGTTCCGCAAGAAAATTGTGGTATTTGTGTAAATCGAGATGTTTTTAATAAATCGCGCATATTAACAACGAGTTCTCTCCAACTACATTCTGGTTTTTGTTTTAATGCTTCTAATAAAGACCAAGTCATTGCTCCAGAATATTTATTATTAATAAAAGCATCGGCACTTGTTTGGTAATCGTTGCAACCACTAATCATAAATACATTGCCTTTAGTTTCTAACTGTTTGTTATTTTCAGTATATTTGTCGTAATCAAGAGAATCCATATATTGATATTTTAAATCTAAAACAGAACCGCTAAAACAACTATCAAACATAGAAAATAACGTAACATTTGGTTTTAAATGTGTTTGAATTATCGTCTTTAGTTCGTCATCAACAATCATATTAAAATCGTAAGGAACAATTAATTGGTCGTAACCGGTTTTTTCATCACCGTTTTTATCTAAGTCATATGAGCCGTGACCACTGTATGACAAAAATAATAAATCACCTTCTTGTGAATTAATAAGCAAATTGGTAATTTCCTTTAAAATGTTATTTTTTGTAGCCTTTTCTTCGGCAAGAACCGTTATGTCATTAAAACCGTCATTGATTATTTTATCCTTAATTGAATTTACATCATTAACACAACCATTTAATTCATATTGTGACCCTACATAGTTAATGCCAATTAAAAGTGCCTTTTTATTTTTATTAATTGTAAGAGTTTTTGGAATATAATTTTTAATAGTTTCTACACTTTTATTTAACTCGAATCTTAGAGTATTGTAATTTACATAATAAAGGTTAATTAAATTATTTATTTGTTCCCTTTTTTGAATGTGTCTTTGTCTGGACCTTCTAACCGCATTAATTTTTGAAACGGTTGTGTAGTATAATTTACGCATACTAGTATTAAAAATATTAACATACTCGTTAATTCTATTTTGTTTATAGTTTTCTAATTCACTGGTCATTATAATATATTAAAATATTTTATTGTATTCAAATATTTTTATTATAAGTTTTTGAATATTTTGTTTTTAAATTATGTAGTCTATTAAGACCATATAATTTTTATTTTTATTTTATTTTATTAGTTATAATTTAAACAGATGCTTCAGTCTTTATTTA